TCACAGCTTTAGCGCGTGCTCCAGGAGCGGGATCATGTCCGGGCCGTCCTTGCTGATGTACTTGCCGTAATGGCGTTCGAGCATGGCAATGGTCGTGTGCCCCATCTGATCCTTGAGCCACTGCAGCGTGACGGCGCCGGTGGTGAGCAACTGGCTGGCGTAGGTGTGGCGGCAGTTGTTCGGCCCCCGGTACCGCACGTCGGCCGCTGCCAGGTGCGGGCGCCAGAATCCCTTGAGCAACGCGTCCGAACTGCTGTGCGCAGCGCCAGTGCTGCTGCAATGGAACACGAAGCGCAACGTCTGCCGCTTCCTGGTCTTGTTATCTCGATCCAGGATCTCGACTTCCACTGGTTTCGACTTCTGGGTGTGGATGGCCTGGGCCATCAGCGCCTGAAGCGCGGGCTTGAGTAGGCGCACCTCGCGGTTGGATCGCCTGTTTTTCGTCACCTTGTACACGCCGCGCACTTGGCCACGGCGGAATCTCACCGTGCCGGCCTTGAGGTCGACGTCCTCCCAGGCCAGCGCGATGGCCTCCGACACCCTCGGCCCCGTCCATATCATGAACTGCGCAAGGTGCAGTTCCTGAATCTTGTCCGTGGGCGTGCTGAGGATGGCGTCGATTTCCTCACGGTCGAATGGGTCGACCTCGTCCGGGTCGGGCTGGCGGATGGTGATGCCTTCGGTCGGGTCGTGCGCTGAGCGATTACGCGCCCGGTACAGGGTGAAGATCTGCTTCACCAGGCTGACGATCTCGCGCACCGTGCGGTTATGTAGGGATGGCATCAGCGTTTTATGTACCCACTCCTGCAGGTGCAGGTGGTCGATGGCGTCGGCTTGTTCGTCGCCCCAGCGCGGGCGGATGTGCGTCTCTACCTTGCTCTTGTAGGTGCGGAAGCCGGACGGTGCCATTTCGTTGCGTTTGATATCGAGCCATAGGTCGATGTAGTGGCCAAGGGTGTTGGTTTTGACCTTCGGCGAGTTCGGAAAGTGGCGGGCGTAGTTGAAGGTACCGGCCTTGATTTCGTACTCAATTACGCCGACCAAGCGTTCTGCCTGAGCGATGTTCGCGGGCGTAGCGGCTCCATTGAACGGCTCGCGGCACAGTTCGCCCAGATATCGGAAATACACACGCACGCGATTGCCGCGTACCTCTACACCATTCGCCATTGTGTCCCCACGCGAAACAACGAAAGGCCCAGTGTATGGGCCTGAAAGAAGCTCGGCCCGCTGGCGGACCGAGAAGATGTGATGCCCGATTCTTGCCGGACTAAAGGGCGCTGGACGGTATACTCCGCGCACGCCCGCCGGCCGTGCATCGGGCAAGGATCACGGCCGTGTCGGGTGCTCCATCTATTCTTCTTGCCGCGCTGACTCTCCTGGATGGGTGAAGACGACGCGTTCTTTCGGGTCGATCAGGTCGCGTTCTTTCTCCACCAGGTGCGCCGGGTCGAGGCCCAGCTTGACCGCCATGGCCTCGGCGGCTTGCCGGGCGCTGATGGTGTTGCTGGCGGCGCGCTTCTCGCCTTTGACGGTGGCCACGTAGGTGCCGGTGGCGTAGCGGCAACGGATTTCAACGGCCATAGCGGCGGCGCTCCTGTTTGGCGAGGCGTTTGGCCGCCAGTTCGGCCATGAAGGCCGACCACTCGGCCTGCTTGGTTTGCTGGCGGGTGCGGCTGCATTTTGCGTGCTTGCCGGTTGAACGGGGCTTGCCGCAGATGTCGCAGATGCTGGGTAGGTCCAGGCGGTTGCTGGCCAGGGTTGGGCGTGTGCGCCGTCGCGGTGTGGTAGCCTTATCGGCGCTGACTTCTTTGGGTTCTGCTTGCATGGTGGTTCTCCTTTCGGGGTTGGTCCGGCCCTGGTGAGTTGCCGCTCACCGGGGCCTTTCTTTATGCCGCCACGTAGCCCGTAGCGGTCTTGCTCAGCAGGCCCGCTTCTGTGGCCTGCTGCATCAGTCGGGTGGTTCTTTCGCTGCCCATCCTCAATTGCTTCGCGACCTGCCGGACGGCCAGCTTGGTGCCGCTTTCGGTGCGGGCGATCAGTTGCAGCAGCTCGGGCGGTAGATCGCTGGCCGCGTCCGTTGCCGGCGCTGTTTCTGTGCGTTCCTGCGGCTGTTCCTCGGTGCGTTTCTGGCGTGCCGGCGCGGGTGCGCGGGCGGTTTCGGTAACGGGTACGGGGCGCAGGGCGCTGAGGATCAGGGCCGGGACCACTTCCAGCGCCAGAGCGAAGCCAAGGCAGAGCAGGGTGGTCAGCTCAACGGGCAGGCCTGCTGCCTTGGCTGGTTGGCTGCGCAGTGCGGTGAGTTCCTGCGATGCACTGTCGCGGCGCACCTGGGCGGCGTTGCGCAGGGCGTCGATGCGGGCGAGGGCGGCGCTTTCCAGCTCCAAGGCGCGGGTGACCATGCCGCGTTCGCGCAGGGCGTTGGCCTGGTGATGGACGGCGGCCCCTTCGGCGTCGAGCTGCTCGATGCGCTCTGCGTCGGCCTGGCGCAGCTCCATCAGGTCGGCCTGGCGCTGTTCGTGCTGCGCCTGGTGCTCGGCCTGGCTGGTGATGATCGAGGTCATAAGCCGGTCGTAGGTCGCCCAGCCGGAAACGGCGCCCAGGGCCAGGGCGCTAGCCATCATCAATAGCGCGGCCAGGGTGCGACGCGCTGCCAGCAGCATCAGGGCCAGCGGCCACGCCACATACTTGAACAGGTCCAGCACCACCGCAGCGCCGGCAAACAGGCCGGCGAGCACGGGCGCGTCGATCAGCGCGGCGATGGCCATGGCCACAGAGGTGGCGGTTACGCCAGCCAGGGCGGCGACCATGGCCAGCAGCGGCCAGCGGTGGTGGGGTTGTAGGTGCATGGTGGTTCTCCTTCGGGCAGCCCTGCCGAGTTGCCGCTCGGCAGGGCTGGGGTGGGTCAGTGAGTGATGGCCAGCAGTGCCTCCGGCACAACGCTGCAGAGGGTGAACAGGGCGACTAGGGCCACGGCGCTGCCGAGCAGCGTGAGGGCTTTGTCGATGGCGCTTTCGTTGTCATGCATGGTGGTTCTCCTTCGGGGTTGGCCGGCGTTGCCGCGCCGGGTTGGGGTTACGCCTTGAACATCCAGCACTTCACCGTGGGGCAGCGTGGCGTCAGAGGGTTGCGGGCGTTGTAGGCCGTCCGCACGGCGCTATCCACGGCCCGGTTGATGTCGATGCAGGGGCGCGAGCGGCTGTTCTTGAGCAGGCTGCGCAGGGTCGCCACGTCCGCCAGCTTCTGCTTGTGCTCGGCGGCGCGTTCGGCGAACTCGTTGAGGTTGATGGCGATCAGGTCTGGCTTCTTGCTGTGGTTGACCACCGCGCCGTCGCCCAGGGATTCCAGGTAGTCGTACACATCCCAAAAGGTGCGTACTTCCTCGGGGTCCGAGTTCACCGCGCCCTGGCGCTCCACGGCCATGGCGATCAGCTCTTGCTGGGTGGCGCGGTGCTGTTCGTCGGTGATGGGCAGAATCAGGCGCAGGGCATCGAGCAGGGCGAGCAACTGCGCGTGGTTCTTGATGATCCGCTCGATGCGAATCTCACGAATCGCGCGCAGGGTGATTTCATGCTCCTTCACCTTCTTGCGGAACACCTCCAGCACCTGCTGTTCCGCCTTGGTAGCCAGCAGCAGGAAGTGGCTCACGTCCGTCGCCTGCAGGTGGTTGAGGTTGTCTGCCGCTGCACGACTGGCGCTGGTGACGTTCGGCCGCACGAAGTGCAGCTTGATGATGCGTGTAAGGATGGCCTCGGACGCCGCTACGGTGGCGTTCTGGCTGAACACCAGGGCTGCGCGAAAGGGCGGCGCGTTGGTGTCGTTGCCGCCGTTCTTCACGCCCGTCAGGCCCAGGCCGCGGCCGTTGTACAGCGGCTTGAACTGGTCGAAGTCGAAGGCCTTCACCAGCCCGCCTTCCTCGCCGCTGCGGTCGGCCTCCAGCACCACCACCGGCATGCCGGCTGTCTGGCTCAGCCAGCGACGCAGGCCGGCCTTGGTCATCTTGAGCGGGTCATCGCCTTCTTCGTCCTGGCGGCCGAGCAGCTTCCACAGGAACATGAGCAAGGTGGACTTGCCCGCGCCGGCCTCGCCGGTCACCTCCAGGAAGGGGAAGCTCTGGAACTCGGCGCGGATCTGCTCGGCGAACAGCGAGCCAAACCAGTACACCAGGGCAATAAGCCCCTGGGCGCCGAAGCACAGCCACAGCCAGTCGAGCCACTCCGTGCGGTAGTCGTGGCCTTCGGCGTTGATCTCCATGCGGATGGACTTCTGCAGCGTCTTCAAGCGCAGCTTCTTGAACTCGAAGTAGTCCTCGGCGTTGACCTTCTCCACCACGCCGCCGCGCACGGCCAGGTCACCGAACACCCAGCAGCCGTGCTCCTTGCTGTAACCGATGTAATCCAGCGTCTGCACGGTTTTCAGGCCGAACAGCTGCTCGCGCATGATCTTGTCCAGCTGCGCGCCGCTGCCGGTGAACACCGCGCCGGCGGCCATGCCCAACAAGCGCTTCTTGAACTCGCTGGCTGCTGCCACCTGGGCGCCGGTGAAGGTGTTGCGCACGGTGGGTTCGTCGTGCGGGAAGTCAACGCGGAAGTAGTACCAGCTTTCGTCCGTCAGCTCGTTGCGCTGGAAGTACAGCGCGCGCGGGTAGCAATTGGCGATTTCTGACACGGCGCCGCACTGGCGCAGGGCCTTGTCGCGGCGCTGCTTGTCGGTGAGCTGGCGGTCTTCGATGCGCTCGGATTCCTCCAGTTGCTGCATCGCCTTGTTGAATTTCTCCAAGTCCATCTTGAACCAGTACAGGCGGTTCTCGAAGGCGAAGTGGAACTCGTGGCGCTCGCGCCATTCGTACATCAGCGCGCCTTTCTCGGCGGCGCTTTCGGCCAGCAGCAGGGCGCCGTGGTAGCGCGCGGCCTTGAGGTCGCGTTCGCGTTGCTCGATACGTTGCTCGGCGTTGTCGATGAACTGCCAGCGCTGGTGCAGGTCGTTCCAGTCCACCTTGCGGTCATACTGGGGTATCTGCGCAGCGCTGCTCTCATAGCCCAGGGCTGCGGCCATGGTGACGTGCTTGCGGGTGTAGCGGTGCGCGCCTGGCTCGTTGTCCAGCGCCCACACCAGGCGCGGCAGCTTGCCGCCACGCTGGCGGGCCAGCTCCTTGAGCGATTCCGCCGGGAAGGCACCCGAACTCATGGCCGATACCGCCACAATGCCGTGGTGGAGCAGGGCGATGGCATCGAAGATGCCCTCGACGATCCACAGCTCTTTCACCTCCAGCAGATCCACACCCGGCGGACACCACCAATAGCCCTTGGGTGACTTGCCCGTAGCGAAGCGCGCCTTCTTCTTGCCGAAGCGGTGCGGCCGGTCGATCAGCCGCTCCCAGTAGCCGCCGTGCTCCAGAGCGAAGCGCACCGTGGCCGAGCCGATGCCCAGGTCGCGATCCCAGTAGTTTTCCTGCGTGTAAGTGCCCTTGATCAGGCTCAGGTCAAAGCCACGGGCAAAGCTCAGGTAGTCGTCCGCTGTGCGGTTGGGCTCGGCGTCGGTGGCGGGCGAGCGCTTGCTCCAGTCGTCGAACAGATCCTCGAACAGCTCTTTGACGTGCCACTGCTCGCCGCACTTGCTCTCGCGCCCGCACTTGATGAACCAGGGCTCGTCGCTGCGCGAATACAGCTCCTTCTTGCCGCAGGCCGGGCACGTGCCCTTGCGCATGTAGGGCGTGCCCTTCATCTGCTGCAGACCGTAATTGCGCTCCAGGCGGCTCAGCACCTCCAGGCGCACAGCTTTATCCATGGCTTTCACGCCTGCGCCTCCTGCAGCTGCTTGCGCAGCGCGCGGATGGTGCGATGCAAGCCGGCAATGTGCGGGTAATCCTGCAGCACGCGCGGGCCACGCATGCCCTCGGGCACGGTGCGGTATTTGTCGGAGTGCCAGACCTCGGCCATGAGAACCTCGTATTGGGTGAGCTGGTAACGAAGGAAGGCCCGCGCCTGGTGCGGGCTGAGCGTCATTTCGATGGTCACATCGGCCATGCTGGGCCTCCTTTGGGGTGCAACTTCCCCTTACCCACGCGAGGCGGGCAGGGGCTTGGTGGTGCGTTTACAGGTGGTGAAGGGCTGGTGGCGGGGCTGTGCCGGGCAGCTCACTGATGGCCAGGGCCACCAGGCGCGGGGCCATGAACAGGGGGACGCCGTGCTGGTGCACCAGGTGGCAGGTGGTGCGCTCTGCCAACTGCTCCGGGTCACCCAAGTGCTCGGCCTGATGGTCGATCACATAGGCCAACGCCAAGCGCTGCATCTGGCTGCGGTAGTCATGCGGCAGGTGCTGAGCGGTGTTCATGCGGTGGCCCCCATGGCATCGAGCAGGTCGAGCTGGTCGGTTTTCGGCTGACTGTCGCGCAGCGCCTGCATGCGTTGCACTGAGGGCGCGATCGGCAGGCTGATGCGCGGCTTATCCAGCCCGCTGGGGCTGAGCGCGTAATCCCAGGTGAGCGAGCCGGTGTAGGTGGCGCCGCAAGCCAGGTTGCAGCACTGCGCGTACATGGTCTTGAAGGTGGGCGTTTGCGTCTCGCTGTTGCGGATGCGCATACGGCTGCCGCAGGCCGGGCAGAGGCACTTGTAACCGCCGCTGTTGGCTGTCATGGCTGGGGCTTCCTGTGCAGGGCGAGGATGGCGCCCACTTCGGCGTGGCGCGCGGCGATGTGCTGGCGGTGGGCGGTGATGATGCTGGCCAGCTCGGCTTCGTCGATCTGCCCGTCTTCCAGGGCCTTGAGGATCATCGCGTCGACCTTGCCGCGCTTGACGGTGGTGCCCATGGCGCGGGCCAGCAGGTCGATGTTGTCCATGTCGGCCAGCTCGGGCATGGCGACGTGCACGCCGTTGTAGAGGCCGCTGATGTAGTCGGGCAGATAGCTGGTGCCGGCGACCTTCTCCAACTGCAGCACTTGCTCGTCCGTCAGCGGTCGGTGGCCGGGGTTCTCGTACAGCTTGTTGTCGAACTGCTTGAGGTCCAGCCCCAGGCAGGCGGCAGCGCACTCGCGGCCGCCTGGGAAGGCGGCCACCACGGCCAGCACGGCGCGGCGGCGGCTATCAAGAATCGGGCGCTTCATCTTCTCGTTTCCCCCAGTGACCGGGCGCACTACTGTGCGACCGTGCCTTCCTTGATGCCGAGCAGCACGGCGGCGCGGTGGGCTTCGCCGCGTAGGCATTTCTTCTGCCCGTTGAGGACGGCGTAGACGGTGGACTCGTGAATTTCGTGCTGCGCAGCGAATGCGCGGACGGTGATGCCTTGTCTTTCAAGGCGCTCGCGCGCTGCCTTGCAGGCTTGCTCAGGGGCATATGTGTCGGCCATAGTTCACAAACGTGTGATTTAGAGTGAATACAGGTAAAGGCTATTCAACAAATGTTGAATAGTCAAGCCTTGAGGTGTCGTTTTGTTGAATATCGGCGAAAGGCTGAAAGAAGAGCGTGTCCGCTTGGGGTACAACCAAGGGGACTTCGCTGCTATTGCCGGTGTGGCAAAGACCTCGCAATTCAATTACGAGAAGGGCGAGCGAAGCCCCGACGCGGCTTACCTGGCTGCGGTGGCTGAGAAAGGCGTTGACGTGCTCTATGTCGTGACTGGCCGGCGCACGCCTGAAGCCTCCAGTAGCTTCAACGGTGACGAAATCGCTCTGGTCGAGCACTACCGCCAGTTGCCCGAGGGCGACCGGCAGCACACACACAAGATGGTGAGCGCGCTGGCCGCGATGGCCGGGCGGGCTGAGGCCAAGTAGAAGAGAGCTACACAGATAAGGAGCAGGGATGCAGCCAATCAAATTCAGCTACCGAGACGCTGATGGTCGGGAGTCCGTTCGGACTCTGACTCACTGGAGCGAAAACATTCGCTACCTGCAAGGCCGTGGCGAGAGCGACACGCTCCCACGCACGTTCCGCAAAGACAGAGTGGTCGAATACCTCGAAGGTGCCGATCAGCTTCTTTTCGACAAAGCGCCCCCCGCGCCCGAGCCGGCACCAAAGGCAGCGCCCGATCTGCGCGCGCAAATTCTCTTCACTGGCTTTAAGGCTGCAGAGCGTGCAGCCCTAGAGGTATTCGCGGAGCAGAGTGGTTTTCGTGTGATGAAGACTGCGGGGAAATCTCTGGCGGTTCTATGCATTGGCGCTAATGCGGGACCGAGAAAGGTTGAGTCAGCGCGTCTCGCTGGTGCATTTGTTGTCTCTGAAGCGGAATTACATCACCTAATCGATACCGGTGAAATTTCGTGTTGATGGCTTTTAACTGAATTGAAGTTATGAATGCTGGGCGAGCTGAAATGAAAATTAGTGATATTTTGGTGAGGTTTGATCATTATCCAGATGATCGCCCTGATTCGAAGATGTTCAATGTTATCTTTAATGCGCACACATATATATTGCGCAACTATTCGGATGCTGAATTTCCTCAGATTTTTGAGGCGAGATATTTAAAGGTGTTTTACCAGAATATAGAGAGGCTTCAAAATGCTGAAGCCCTTCCTAACGTGAATCCACATCTTTTATATTGTTTAACATATTTTCTTTTGGACGAGTTGCGGATCATTGATGATGGCGATGTCATCAGTGGGCCCATAACTGAGTTCTTAGCTTGGCGTGTTCGCCTTGATGGCGTTCATGCACAAATGCTTCTGCAGCAGGAGTTGGAGATAGTTAAGAGAACAATTGATAATGCAAAGATTTTGTCTAATTATGATAGCGTCCGGTCTTACATTGTTGAGAATGAAAAATTTGATGCCAATCTCGCAAGGATAGTTGAGTTGAATGCTGAGGCTAATAGGCTGGAGCAGACAATGGCAAAATATCGGGATGCCTTCAATTTTGCCGGGCTTTATAATGGTTTTTCTCAACTGAGATCTAGGAAGGTTCTTGAAAAGAATTTGCGGTTGGTTTTCTTGTTCTGTCTTGGGTGCTTAGCCCTATTACCTCTTTTGATGAAGCTTTCAGTTCTTTATAAGGCTGGCGTAAGTGAGGCTTCAGCCGTTGAAGGCTGGGATCAAGTCAAGGCAATGGTTGGCGGTAATGTGGAGTTTTTAATTACTTTGGCTGCGCTTGAGTTGCTATTGCTTTATTTCTTTAGAATAACGCTTCACTCTTTAAAGTCGCTTCGTGCGCAGTTGCTGCAACTCGATCTGAGAATGACTCTTTGTCAGTTCATTGATAAGTATGCTGAGTACTCTGCTCAAGTCAAGAAGGGCGGTGGGTCACTCGAAGGATTTGAATCAGTCGTTTTTAGTGGTCTTGTCATGGTTGATGAAAAATTGCCTACTACTTTTGATGGTCTTGATGTACTTCAAGGTTTAGCTGAAAAGCTAGGTCGGAAGTAAGAGTATTCGGCTAGGTGCTCTGATGAAGGCAGCTATTTTATGAAAGATATTTTGGATGCGGCGGTTAACCAGTTTCGTGAGCGTCTTTCGAGCCCCTTGATGGCCTCGTTCTTAATTTCATGGCCGATTTGGAATTATAAGTTTGTACTCGTTTTCTTTTCGGATATGAAGCCGTATGTGAAGTTTTCATATATATCCACTCAAATTTATCCCGATCTATGGCATGGAGTTTTCTATGGCTTGGTGGGGCCGCTGCTCACTGCGTGTTTTTATTTGGGAATTTATCCGTTTATCGTTTATGGCTCTGAAGCAATCTCTAACTGGCATAGGGTTCGTTTAGAACGACAGCGTATTAAAAATAACGATGAGACCCCTTTAAGTGCTGAACGTGCTAAGCAGCTTTGGCGGGATTTTCGAGAGCAAGCGAAGAAGTATGATGCAGATATTGAATCCGCGCATGAACGCGTAAAAACGCTGAAGGCTGAGCTCGAAGCTAGTGAACTAAAACTCGCGGATGTCTCTAGTAGTGAGTCGGGCTTAAAAGTAGAGCTTGCTTCTAAGAAGTCAGAGGTTCAGGGTTTATCAGAGGAGCTTAATAAAGTTAATGACGCACTTGCTCGTGCGAAGGAGTTGAGTGATATTGATCGGCAGGCCAAAAAAACGGCCGAGGGAGATCGAGATAAAGCTCTGGAGCAACTTAGACTGCGCGAAACTTTTTCAGATAAGCTTAAGAACGATATAAATATTCTAAATGAGAGAGTTGGGCAGTATGTTCAGCGTTTATCAGAGTCTGAAAAAAATAGAAAGGAGTTGGAGGAGGCTCTGATTAAGTCTGAGGTTAAGTTGAATAGGATTAGGCTTGGGGAGCGCCCTGAAAAAAAGATATAACACTCGATGATTGACCTTGCGTTATTTGTCTGGTCTAACCTATTAGGGAGGAGGTTATATCAATTTTGTCTGTATTTTACAGTCCCCTTGTAGTGGCGTATTGAACTCTGTCATTACGGCATTACCTCAAAAAATTAGTTCGACCGTGTCCATTTTTCTATATTTCCGTTGCTTTCGCTTCTGCCTCGGTGGGCGCTTATGCCCATCCGGCTTTTACAGACCTCTAATGGATTATTTTAGGAGCCGAGATGCGCGCGCCTAATGTGGCAGTGGCCACCGATTCACATGTGATCAAACTCTGCCATCAGATTGTGCAGGGTGGTCAGCCTTCGCTTATCCCTAGTAGCCCTCTGCCTGGCGCCCCTGAAAAGGAGTGCTTCGAGATCGTTGCGAGCCACGTAGAGCGGCATGGTGGAGAGGCTGTTTACGGTTGGGCAATCTGGGAGGTTCGAGGGGTTTACGTCGAGGCTGAGTACCACTGCGTATGGAAGACCCCGGACGGCGAGCTGCGCTGCCTGACGCCGTTCCCCTTGGCGTTCGACTCGATTCTCTTCCTACCTGACCCGACTCGGCCTTACCAAGGGCGCCAGGTAGACAACGTGCGTGAGGCGCTAGCTAATGACGTCGACGTCTACCGTTTCCTGTACTTGGCCAAGCGGATGTTCGAGATTACCAACCAAGGGGACCTGGCCAACCAGCATGGCTTGATCCGGCTGCCGCCGAAGGCTGCGAAGGAATATCGGAAAATTGAGGGCGAGCTTGCGAAGCTGATGCCGCGGCTCGATAAGCGGTACCCATGACCAGCCGACGGCTGTGTGTTTGAAGATCGTTACGGGGAAATGTTGCATTCGGGAACCCTCGGGAGTCTCCCGCCATTGTTCCTACTCAAGCCCTACGTACTAGATAGTTGGTGCTGTAGCGCAGGCCGTTACAGCATTCTCCAATAATCGACTACGCTAAAGATTGCCAGGACGGCACCACTCACGAAAAGGAGTTCGACCATGCCCATTCTTCGCTACCTCTGCGTTGCTCTCGCTTCTGCGCTGGTGGCCGCTTATGCGGCCATCTGGCTTGTCAGCCCTGCGCCGCTTGAGCGCACCACCGCCACCATCCCGCCGCTGCGCGTTGCTCAGGGTGACAACCTGATCATCTGGGGTGGCTGGCGCACCGTTGAAGGCTATGACCACGGCACCACCACCACCACCACCGGGGTGGAGATCATCTGCAACCGTGAGCGGCAGACTTGCCTGGAGGCCTACGCCGAGCTGCTGCACCACGACAGCGGTGAGGATCTGAGCGCGCAGTCGTTCGACTACGAGGTTACCCGCTGGGATGACCAGCGTCTGCTGGCCATCGACATGGACGGTATGGGCGAATGCCTGGACCGCATCCTGAAGGTGGACTTGGTTGGCGAGGGCGCCACGCTGGAATGGCGCCCTGGTGAGGGGGAATGCGAGGGTGATACCGGCAAGGCCGTGCTGGTTGGTGATCCCTTGTGAGCCTAGTTGATGTCGGCTGGCGAAGATTGCCTTTGCGATTTCTCAGCGACTTCTGTGTTGTACGCTTTCCAAAACTCGTCAGGCGTCATCCACTCTCTTGTGCACTGTATTAGCCCGAATTTATAGCCGTATCTTTGGTCGGGAATTGCGATTATCGCTTTGCCTACCTCCAAGAGAGCAATTTTTGCACCCTCGACTTCGTTAAGGCCACAGGCTTTCGGTTTAATATGAAAGCTGGCGCTCACAAGTTGCTCGCGGATATTTGTTTCTGCCCAGTCTGTTTTAAGTATCGCGCTTATAAGTATTATAGGGTTCAGAGCGAGGATCGCGCAGCAAAACGAGAGCGCATAAAGCCTGGTGTGTTCTTCGGGGGTGCGAGACTTAACATGTACCTGACCCAATGGACTGCTCAGTGGTTTCTTTACTCCTGATTTTACACCTGCTCCCAGAAGGGCTGCTGCGTACAGCGCTAAGAATATAGTTGCTAGAGTGGTTATCCACGCGAGTGGAACCATGATAATGCTTAACCAAGACATTGCTGTTGGAAGTTCGCTAGCTCTGACGCCTGTCAGGTGTCCAATCGTACCCTCTGCGTAGCTGGTCGCTATTGAATAGTTTACTGCGGCTAAAATAACTGCGCAGGCATTTAGTTGTGCGGTGTATTTTTTATATATTGATCTGATGTTTGGGGAGGTGAAAACTGAGATGGCGGACAGTGCGGTAGCTATAAGAAGTAGAAAAATTGCTGAGGATGTGATTGGGCCGTCATTGCTATTTGTTAGTATCGAATAAAAGGCTAAAGGTAGAAAGAGTGTAAATATGACTGAAAGAAAATAAATTGTTCTTTCGTCGCGCTCAAGTGTTTTGGCGAGTTTTATGGCGTACCGAGCTGTTGAGATATCCGGGTGACCATGCCGACTGGCGTGGTTGGCAAGCACTCCCCACATGATGGGGAAATACAGGTAGATAACGGCTATTAGGTAAAGCGCATCCATTCGGTGTCTCGCTGCCCTGGAGTTCAAGGCAGACAATTTAACATCATGGTGTGGGCTGATTCATCTGGTACTCAGGCTTATGGGGCTGAGCCTCTGCACGGTTGATGCTGCTGAACTGAAAGCCGGTGCTTTGGAGCTTGCATATCCTGAAGGGGCGGTAAGGTCTGCGGACAACTGCCAATGATGGAGTATGCAGATGCGTAGTGATGTTCGAGAGGCTGCGGCCGGTCAACCCGAGGATCAGGGTGTGCAGCCCTTGCAGGAGTGGGTAACGCCAGAGGAAAGGCTATTGCTGCGGTTCTACCGCCAGCTTGACCAGGGCGAACAGGCGTTTATGCGCCGCGCTATTGAGGCGATGGCCACGCGAGATTTGCCCAGGTGAAAGAAGAAGCCCCGCTGAGTGCGGGGCTTCACATTGCCAATCATTACATTGTCGCACCGGGTTGCTTCGGCATAGTCACATTCCCTTCAGTTTCGCTGGTATCGTTTTCCTTCACATTAGTTTTAACAGCGACTTCAGTAACAGATGTGACAGCACAAGCCTCAGAGTAGAAATTCTTGTAGTCGCCCGCTTTGCTCATGTCGCAGATGAAGTTTTCACACTTCACAGTTCTGGAGCCTTCACCTTTGTCAGGTTCGTCTGACTCATCATTCTTTCGAAAGGCCCCGATGCCGGCGTCAGCGATATCAACAAGCTTGTCGATTGTGCTGGTGGGTGGTGTGTACTCTGAACCTATAGATGTAAGCATCCAGCCGTCGGTGAGATTAATAGTTGCCTTGTTTGATCCCAATCGATTTCTGATATTGAGTGTGAATGCTTTCTCGAAATCGGGGACCATTTTTAGAGTATTGCTGTATCCAATTTTTCCTTTTTCATCTACTGAACAAGTCATTATTAGTAAAGGCTTCGGAGAGTAGAATACATAACCTTCTTTCTTTGCGTTCTCGGATGTGTCATAGCCTTTTTGCGTGATATCTATTCCCGAACATCCTGACAGGAAAAGAACAACCCCTAGAAAGCCAATTGCTTTTATAAACATGATGGATCTCCTTGATGCCATGTGTTGTTGGCGATATCTAGTTAAGCAGATATCTCTAGGAGTGATGGCCAAGTGCTGTCTAGTGGAGCTCTAGCCTCCCAGCCTCGCGCTTCACCGCCCGCTGCGCGCTGGCCTTGCTCTCGTAGAGGTGGGTGAGGCGGCGCGGGTTGGTCTGGTCGCCCTCGGTGAGCTTATGTTGCTGGCCGGTGTTGGCGTCGCGGTACCAGGCGACGATGCCGGTATAGCCGGCATTCTCGTCGGCCAGGCCGGCGATATCGTCGCCGTCCGGCAATTGCGATTCCAGCTCCAGGCTGGTGGTGAAGGCGTCCGGGGTGAAGCTGTGGCGGATGTTGCCGCCGAGCCAGACGATGGCGGCAATCTCGGCCTTGATGCCGGTGAGGCTGTAGGTCTGGTCGGGCGTTAGCTCGGGGCGGCCCTTGGCCAGGGTGTAGCTGAGCGTGGCGGTGCCGCGCTGTAGGCGCTTCCACTCGGCGCGGGCGGCCTGCAGGGCGCTGGCCTGGTCGGTGTAGCTGTGGCGCAGTTCCTTGAGGTTGTCGCCGGCGCCGGCGATGGCCTCATTTTTGTCCGCGCTGTTTACGTCGTAGTAGTAGGCCTTGACGCCGGTGTAGGCGTCGCGGTCGGCCTGCAGAAAGCGGTGTTGGTCGCCGTCTGCCCTGGTGAGGGTGACGTGGGGCAGGGCGAGGCCGCTGGCGGTGGTGGCCTTGCCGGTGGGCAGGAACAGCAGCCGTCCGGCCTTGATGGTGGCGATGGCGTCATGCTCGCGGCCGAGGCGGCTGAGCAGGTTGGCGTCTGACTCGTTGGCCTGGTCGAGGTGGGCGATGTTGATGGCGGCCAGACCGGCGCCGACCAGGGGGGTGAGGCCATAGGCGGTGGCGATGGCGCTGATGATGAAGGCCAGTGGTGTGGCGTCCCAGGATCGTTCCCGGCGCACCTTGAGGCCGCCGCGCAAGTCCGCGCTGCGGGCGCGAATGCTGAGGGTGTCCGGCGCGCCGCTGTGCTCGGTTTCGTCAACGGTGTAGGTGCCTTTGTCGATCAGTCCGGTATCACTCCAGCCCAGCCACAGGCGCAGGGTGGCGCCGCGCGGCGGGATGGCGAGCAGGCCGTCGTGGTCGCTAAGGGTGATGTCGAGCTGGTCCGCCTCCAGCCCGCGATTGTCGGTCAGCTCGATGCTGACAAGGCGCGGCTCCTGGCCGCCGAGGATGAGGTCGGTGATGTCGGTGCCGTTGACCACCACACGGCAAATGGGGCGGGCGTAGCTGGTTAGTTCGCGGTAGCCGTTGGCAGCGCGCTCGAGCAGCTGGCCGGCTTGGCCCAGGATGCTCACAGCAGGCCACCGAGCGCGCCGCGCACTGCGCCGCCGATGATGCCGGTGAGGCTGCCGAGCATGTCGGTGCGGCCGTCGTCGATGCGCTTGAGGTTGATGGTGAACTCGTAGCGGCGGGGCGTGCCGTCTTCGAAGAAAATCTGCTGCGTTTCGCTGATGCTGGTGATGACCCAGGCGCCGAAGATTTTGCCGGTACCACCGACCAGGGGCCAGGCCTTGCCGGTGTCGGCCATGAGCCGCAGGGTGTCGAGGCTGAGCGGCGAACCGACCAGGCCGGGCAGCAGGGTGCCGGGCAGAGTGATGGTGTCCTCGCCCCGGCCCAGGAACTGGCTGGCGGGGTTGGTACCGATGCGGCTGGTGGAGCCGTGGCGCCACTCGGTGGTGCGCTGCAGCTCCTGGTAGGCAATGGTTGGCAGGCCGAAGGTGAACATGCCGAGGGCCATCATCATGGCTATTACTCCTGGTCTGACAGTGCGCTGCGGCTGCGGGCCTGCTGGGCGCGCTGTGCCTTGGCCAGCTCGGCCGCCACAGCCCGGGCGAGCTGCTGTTCGTCCATGCCCGGCGCTGCATGCACGTGGATGGTGATGGGGCCCGCTTGTTGCACCTGGGCGGCGCGGGGCGCGCTCTGGCTGCCCAGGGGCGGGCGGTTGTCCATGGCGATGGCGCTGCCGGCCGCGCCGAAGGTGATGGCGCCGGCGGCTGCCAGTTGCTTGCCCAGGCCGAGCACGGCGCCGAGTGGGCCGCTCTGGCCGCTGAGCAGGCCCTTTTCCAGCCCCTGCATGGTGAAGCCGCCCAGCTCGGCGAATACGCGCGAGGGCGAGTGAATGCCGAGCTTCTGCTTGAACCAATCGATAGTCGCGCCGCCGGCGCCGGTGATGGCGTCTTTCACGCGGCCAAGGCTGGAAGTGATGCCGTTGACCAGGCCGTCGATGAGCATGCCGCCGAAGTCGGTAAAACGCGCCGGGATGTCTACGCCGAAGTAGCTGAGCACGCCCGCCATGGCGCGGTGGAACAGGCCCAGCGGCGAGAAGTTGAGGATGGTGGCGGCGATACCGCCCAGGCCGCCGGAGAAGCCCGCCTGCAGCTCTGCCCACAGGCCGAGCAGGTAGGCCTTTACGGCGTCCCAGTTTTTGTAGATGAGCACGGCGCCGACCACCAGGGCGGTGATCAGCAGGCCGATTGGGTTGGCCATGGCCAGGCGGCCGATCCACAGCAGCACGCTGCCGACCGACTTGAGCGCGGTGACGGCGCCGAGGCTCTTGATGCCGAGCAGCATCATGCCGTAGCGGACCATGGCGAACGGGCCGAGGATCGAGGCGAGCATCAGGGTCAGGCCGCCCATGGTGGCCATGATCAGCCCCAGGCCGGCGGCCATCTTGACCAGCTGGCTCGCCAGCGCTGGGTTTTGTTCTACCCAGGTCTTGATGCTGCCGATGACGCGGGTGATGCCCTGGGTGATGCTGCGCAGCGGACCGTCCTGCTGAGTTTGCAACTGGATGCCGAGGTCTTCCCAGGCGCTGTTGAGTGCGTCCAGGTCGCCGCGCATGTTGTCGGCCATGACCTTGGCAGTTTGCTCGGCCTCGCCTCGAGCTTCGCGCAGGGTGCCGATGAATTTTTGCAGCTCGCCATTGCCAGCCTGTTGCACCAGGACCTGCAGACCGCTGAATGCTTCCTCGCCGGCGATGCCCTTGAGGAAGCCCGCGCGCTCGGCGTCGCCCATGGCCTTGGTTTTCTCGTAGATCTCCTGCAGCACGGTGGGCATATCGCGCATGTTGCCCTGGGCGTCTTTCGCGCTGATGCCGAGGGAGTCCAGCGCTTCGGCTGCCATCTTCGGTGGCGCGGCTAGGCGGCTGATGATGGCGCGCAGGGCGGTACCGCCCATGCTGCCCTGAATGCCGGCGTCGCCGAGCTTGCCGGCCATGGCTGCCATGGTTTCGATGTCTTGCCCAACGCCTGCGGCGACCGGCGCCACGTACTTCATGGTTTCGCCGAGCATCTGCAAATTGGTGTTGGAGCGAGTGAAGGCGCCGACCAGTACGTCACCCACGCGGCCCATATCCGCGGCTTGCAGGTTGAAGCCGGTGAGGATGTTGGAGGCGATATCGGCAGTTTCGGCGAGTTCGCTGTCGCCCGCCTTGGCGAGCGAGAGCATGCCCGGCATGGCGGCGCGGATGGCCTGCGGGTTGAAGCCGGCCATTGCCAGGAAGCCCTGGGCGTCGGCGGACTGGCCGGCGGTGAACTGGGTGCTTGCCCCCAGTTGCCGGGCCTTTTCGCGCAGGGCTTCCAGCTCGGGGCTGTTCTTGTCCAGGCGGGTGAGCGATTGCACCTTCGACATGCTGGCGTCGAAGTCGAGACCTGGCGCGAGCAGGCGGGCGCCGGCGTAGAGAATGCCGCTACCGGATGCCAGGCCAGCAGCACCGGAACCGGCCATGCTGCCGGCGAGCTGCTGGGTTTTGTCGTACTGGGCGCGGGCTTGGGCCAGGCGCTTGGTCTGTTGGCTGAGGGCCTGCATGCGCCGGCCCTGGTCGGCGATGCTCTTATTGGTGTGCTCGATGCGGTTGCGGAGCTCGCGCTCGTGCGTGCTGAGGTTGCGGGTGCTGATGCCGGCGGCGTTGAGCTTTGTGCGCAGCCCCTGGAGCTGGGTTTGTTGCTCCTGGTGCTCGCGCTTGAGGTTGGTGGCGGCACGGATGGCGCCCTGCAGGTCGCGTTGCATCTGCCGCGTGGGCACGCCGGTGGCGGCCATCTGGCGGCCGAGTTCCTTGACGCGGTCGCGGGCTTGCTGGAGCGATTGCTTGGTTTGGCCGGCAGCGGTGCGCAGGGTTCGCCAGCTGCTGATGTCGCGTTGCTGGGCCTGCATGGCCTTGAGCTGGTCGCGGGAGTCTTTCAGGGCGCGGCCGAGGCCGATGCTGCCCTGGGTGATGGCGCGAATGGGGCGGGTTGCACGGTCAATCGCCTGGAGGATGACCTCCATTTTCAAATCATTGGCCATGCTGCCGCTCCCAACGCTTCCTGGCCTCTTCGCGCCAGTCGATCAGTTCTGCCAGGCCTAGCGGGTCCATATCCGCCGGCCCCCAATGAAAGACCATGGCGATATCCGCCATGGCGTCGTCTACGCGTCGAGGACAGCTTCCCTCGCCGACTTCTTCAGCAAAAAAGCCGCCACCTTGCCCGCGCAGTCGACCAGGTCGGCTGGGTCCATGTTGCCGATCTCGTGATCGGTGAGGCTGGGGGTGGTGATGCGTGGCAGTACCTTGCGCAGGGCGAGCACGTCCATTTGCAGCAGGTCGACCAGGGCGACGCCGCGCAGCTCGCCGCTTTTCGGCTTGCGCAGGACGATTTCGGTGATTTCCTGGCTGCCGCGCACGATGGGCGTGTCGAGCTCAACAGTGGCCTCGTTGGGGTTCTTGGCTGGGGCGGCTTCGGCGACTTCAGCCGGCTGCGCGGTTTTCTTCTCTGCCATGGGTTAGCTCCTTCGGGTGTAAGGGCCGGCGCACGCTGCGGTGGCAGCGCTGCCGGCATCGGGGGTGGGTTATGCGGGTTACAGGCCGATGTTGCGGCGGTGCTGCTCCAGCAGGTCGGTGCCGTCGACGATGAAGACGAAGTTGAGCAGGTCGATTTCGATGATCACTTCGCCGTCTACGGTGAGCTTGTAGTAGGTACAGGCGGTGGTGATCGTGTGTTCGGTGTCCTCGCCTGGAGTGCTGTCGCCGCCGTCGATCTCTTCATGGCGGCCACGGACCACGACTTCCACGGCGCTGATATCGCCCGTGTCGTCACGCTGGACCGAACCCATAAAGCGGAGCATGACGCCATCCGCGCGCACGGCGCCGTATTGGCGTAGGGCGATCAGCGACCAGCCGCCCAGGACGTAGCTGAGCTGAATGCCGTCGTCGCCCATGCCGAGATCGGCCTTGACCGGGCCGTCCATACCGGCGGCGCGGAAGGCCTCCATCTTGCGGGTAAGGTTGGGCAGGGTGACGGTCTTGGCCTCGCCTTGGTGGCTGTTACCGTCGTTGAAGATGTTCATGTGCTTGAGCTTTTTGGGCAGCGCCATGGTGTTGCTCTCCTACGGCGCGGCCGTGCCGCGCGGGTGAATGGGTCAGGCCGCGTTGACGCTTTCGGCGAAGTTCATCAGGTAGCGATCAGTGATGCGCTGGCGGAGGGTGAGGTCTTCAAGCGGCGGTACGGGCGTGTAGTCGTAGTCGATGAAGCACTTGCCGGCCTTGAGGGTGTCTTTGTCGTTGGCGTCCGGGTCGAACCAGCATTGGCCGTCGATGATGTAGCCGCCCGTTTTCAGCTCGCGGAACTTGGCGTTGATGCCGTCGATGATGTCTTTCACCAGGCTGCCGGACATGGGCTTGTCGATTGCCCAGAAGTGGGCCTCGGCCATGGTGTCCGCCAGCACCTGGGCGGTGCGGGTGTAGTTCTCGAAGGCGAACAGCGGGTCGGCGCTGGTGGTGCGGTTGCCCCAGAAGCGGAAGCCGTCGCGGCGAATCAGGGTGGTGACTTCGTTGGCGTTGAGCAGGCCGGCATCGGTGGCGGGATTCTGTAGATCCCAGTAGATGTCGCGCGACAGGCCGGTCACGCCGTTGACGGCGACGTTGGACAGGGTTTTGTGCCAGCCGACCTGCTGGTCGATCTTGGCGCGCAGGCCGAGGGCGCGGGCGACGGCTGCGGCCGGGCCATTGCTGCTGGTGGCGGTGTCCCAGTTGATGAAGTCGGGCCAGATGAGCATGAGCTCGCGCGAGCCGAAGCCCTCACGGTAGGCGATGGCCTCGGATACGTTGTCGGCGCCCCAGGCGCTGGCGTAGGCGAAGGCGCGCATTTGCTCGGCAATGGCGGCCAGCTCGGTGGTAACCGGCAGGTTGTCGAGCCCCGGCACGCCGAGGATGCGCGGGCGCACGCCGAGCTGTGCTTCGGCCGCCATCAGCGCCTTGAGGCCGGTGTATTGGCCGCCAGCGGTGACGCCACCGATGATCTTGGTGGTTTGGTCGGCTTGCTTGGCGGCATCGTCGGCGCCGACGCCGTCTTCTACGCGCACCACGACGGTGACGGGCTTGGTCTGATCGGCGATGGCATCCAGGCTGCGGGCCAGGGTGCCGAGTTCGCCGGCCTTGCCGGAGGCGGTCAGGACGTTGGTGAGCAGTACGGGTTTATTGAGCGGGAATACCTCGGGGGCGGCGTCGGATGCGGTGCAGACCATGCCCACCACGGCGGTGGAGATCGTGCGGATGGGGCGCGTGCCTTCGTTGAGTTCGAGGACGCGCACGCCATGGTGAAATTCGGTGGACATGGGCTAGCTCCTGGTGGCGTGGTGCCGTTGCAGTGAGCCTTGAGGGTGACGCGCGCGCGCAAGCGGCGCGAGCGGCGGGGGCTGTAGCGGGGCGCGGTACAGGGCGGGGATAAAAAAGCCCCGCACTTGGCGGGGCAACGGGTGCAGCAGGCATAGGGTCAGGCGTTGTTGCCGATGCCGGCGACGGCAGCTTCGATAGCGGCGATGGTTTGGTCTGCGAGCTGTTGGGCCTGCTCGATCTGGTTCGCGGCCATCAGGGTGCGGACTTGTTCCTTGGCCGCGAGTCGGGTGGTGCGCAGCAGCTCCAGGGCGTTGGTGTAGGCCGCTGCCTCGGCGAGGATGCTGTCGGCCGCTTGCTGCGGTGTACGGCCGTTGATGGCCCAGGCGGCGACCATGGCGGGGACTTCGCCCTCGTAGCCAGCAGCGGCGAACTGTTCGGCGGCCAGGCGGGCGCGGTCGTATTCGACGGCGCGCAGAGGGTCGCCGGCTACTGCGCGGCGGGCGGCGTCGGCGGCTGTGTCGATGCGTTGGCAGAGTTCGTCGGCGGTCGGTACATGCGCAGCAGGTTCGTTGATGGTTGGGGCGCCGTTGCCATCAGGATTCAGCTGTTTGCCTGCTGCCAGGGCGTCGAGCAGTTCGATATGGCGGGCAGATTCGATAGCGACGCCGCCGTTGTTGTCAGTGGAGAAGGCAAAGCGGCCGTCTGCCTCGATCCATTTTGCATAGATGGTCATGGTTGGCCTCACTTGCCGAACGTAAAGAAGTCGATGGTGCCGGCCAGGTTGCTGCCGTTACCCGCCCACTGGTTGTCCAGCGCGAAGCCGTTGAGCGTCTTGTCGCGCGGCTGGGCATAGTTGGAGTTTTCGACGCGGGCGCCTGTGTAGCAAAAGGTGGCAAGCGCCGAGTAGCTCGTTGTGTAAGCGAGCGGCAGCGTCACAGATACGCTACTGCCTGCGGTGGCCTCCCCATTAATGGATACCGACCCGCGCTGCAGGATGTAACCGCCCAGCCAGCTGGGCAGTTTGAGGGCCATGTAGGTGCTGGTGACGATTAGGGCGCCGTTGAACAGCTTTTTGGGGGTGACTGCAACGTCATCCAGCGCGCCGGCGTCAACTTCTACCTGCGTAGCCACACGCAGAACGCCGCGCAGCACTTCGGTGGCGTTAGCAGCTGCTGCGCGCAGAAGCTGCATAGCACGCAAGGGGCTGAGCCAGCGGTTGCCCTGCAGGGCGCCGGCCTCAGCTTCATCTTTTGTCGCTTCCTTGAGGTTCTCCGAGTGCCAGAGTGAGCGCCAGGATGTCCAGATGCCGCCACCCAACAGGCGAAATTTAATAGTTGCAACGCTTGCATCACCTGCCGAGGCATAGGGCATTGCCAGGTGGAGCCTGTTGGTGGAGTGCTTTGCGACCAGGTTCCAGTAGTAGTTGACGACACCATTGCCAGTTGCCGGTGCCGTTTGGCCATCGGGGTGGTTGGCGTTTCGCGCGCCGGCTGCGGCCCCCAGCAAACTGGGGTGCCAGCCAGGCTCCAAGATGGCATCGAAGTCGGTTGCGGCATCTGTCGCCACGGATACGGGCAAGGCGATGCCGCCATCGCTGTCGCCGATTGCCCTGCGCACGAACTCAGTCGTTGCCACCTTCGTGGTTTTGTCGGTAGCCGCCGGCGTAGGTGCTGTCGGTGTCCCGGTGAAGCCGGGGGAGGCGAGTGGCGCGCGAGTCGTATCAGTTGGGTGGCGATGATCAGACCTTGCCGCTTTGGCTGCTGCGCCTGGAGATGCAGCGCCCGCCATCACTGGGTTGGTGTCTGCCAGCAGTGCGGTGACGGTGGTGAGCACGTATTCCCGGGTTGCCAGCACCACGGACGGGTCGATCTTGAGTTGCACGGCGGCGGTGCTGGAGACGATGAGCACGATGCGCAGCACCTGGGTGCGGCCAGAGCCTTCGGCCATTTCCGGCTTGTAGCTGGGCGGGCAGTTGGCCACGGCGATCAGATCGCCTGCCACGTCATATAGGCCCATTTCGCGCAGCCAGTAGCCGCCTTCGGTTTCCGGGATGACCAGCTCGGCAATGATCTGGCTGGCGTTGGCGGGGTCGATCTTGAGCTCGTTGAGGTCGGCCCGGTACGTTTCGCGCACCAGGGCCGTTTGCAGGCGGTTGGGAACGGGCAGGTTGCCGTTGCCGTCACCCACGGCCATGCGGCTGATTTGCAGCGGTACGCCCAGGGCGGTGGCGTTGGCGAGCTTGGCCTCGCCTACGGCGGTGAGAATGGCGAAATAGGTCTGGCTCATGGATAGACGCTCATGGTGTCGATGGTGTGGGCGGCGCCGCCGAGCAGCACGGCGGGGCTGCTGACTTCGATGGGGCCTGGGGCGTAGGGGTAGACGGTGAGGGTTTCGCCATCGACGGCAGCGGCGCCGATGTAGGTGCTGCCGCGCACCTCCAGGCCGATGGCCAGGCCGATCAGGTGGCGGCTCAGGGGCTTGGCGTCGTCGATCAGGAATGACAGTTCCTGGTACATGGCTTCGTCGATGCCGGTGTCCAGTACGCCGATCAGCAGGCGGAAGGTGCCAGGCACGCCGGCCGGCACTTCCTCCCACCACTCGCGCACCTCGATCAGGTAGCCCAGCGGCTCGACCACGCGGCGCAGGGCGCCGATGGTGCCTTTGCGCGAGTGGATGAAGTAGGCGCTGCGGATGGCGGCGCGCTTGGCGCTCTCGGGCCAGGACGGTGACCAGCGATCAACCGAGAACGCCCAGGCTAGGTAGGGCAGCAGTTCGACGGGGCAGGTGTCCGGGTTCCACAGTTCGCGCAGCGGCACGGGCACGCGCTCGATCTGCGCCAGGGCTTCGGCGGCTTGGCGCTCCAGCTCGTGGGCGTTGCCGGGCAGCAGGCGGGCGGCCATTACTCGGCCACCGAGACGTTGAAGGCGGTGCAGTACGGCGCTTGGGTGAGGGTAGCGACCACGTCTACCCAATCGAGTAGATCCACACGCTTGACGCCTTCGATGTGCAGGGCGGCATCCAACGCGGAGCGGTTCACCTCCATGCCCAAGCGGCGGCGACGGTTGACCAGGGCCAGGCCTCGGGCCAGGGCGGCTGCGCGGATCGGCTCGGCCTCGGGGCCGGCGCTGGCGAGGTGCAGCACGGCGTTGACCTGGTAGGCCAGCACCTCGGCGCTCTGCACGGTGAGCCGGTCGGCAACTGGGCGGCGGTCTTCGTCGGACAAGTAGGCGTCGACGATGGCCAGCACTTCGGCTGAGGTGGTGCCGTTGCCCAGGATGCTTTGCACGGTGACCAGGACCTCGGCCGGCGCCGGGCTGATGGCGGTGGCGTCGGCTACGCGGCCGTCCGCGCTGCGGGCGTGGAAAATGTAGGCGTTACGCGGGCCGGCGGTGCTCAGTCCTTCCATGGCCATCTGAATACGCTCGCGCAGGCTGTCGTCTTCTTCCATGACGGCCGCCACGGGCGGTACCGCGCTCGGGTTGGCCGGGACGATGACCAGGCGGGCGACGTTGAAGCGGGCGCCGATTTGCTCCAGGTCGTTACGCTTGGCGAACGGCAGCAGCACGGCGAGTGCGGCCTCGTTGACGCGCTGCCGCCAGAGGGTTTCGCGGTAAGCGTTTTCCTGCAGCAGCTTGGTGAGCGGCTCGGATTCCAGGGCCAGGGTGGCGGCGACTTCGGCTTGCTTGTCGGCCGGCCAGAGGCTGATGGCGTAGGCCTTGCGCTCGGCGAGGATGGCTTCGAAGTCGATGGGCTCGACGACATTCGGGGCCGGCAGCTGGCTGAGGTCGATGGGGGTAAATGTGATGGTCATGCAGCCCCCAGGTTGATGGGTACGCGCAGGCTCAACGGCTCGTTGGTGTCGGTGACGGTGCCTTCTACGTCGAGGAACGCTTGGCCGGCCACGGTGCTGGGGGTGAGCAGCACACGGCTGAGGCGGATACGCGGCTCCCAGCGCATGAGGGCGGTGGCGACGGCGGCATAGGCCTGCAGGCGGGTGGCGGCGTTGAGCGGCCAGTCGACGAGGTTGGCCAGGTGGCAACCGTACTCGCGGCGCATAACGCGGCTGCCCACCGGGGTGGTGGTGATGTCTTCGATTGATTGGGCCAGGTGCTGCTGGCTGGTAATGGTGCGGCCGGTGCGGGCGTTCATGCCGATCATGCTCAGCCCCCTGCGAATACGTTGGGCGAGCCGGCGGCGACGTTGCTGCCACAGGCGACGGGGTCGCCGATGCGGCCAATCGGCTTGCTGTTGACGAATACGGTGCCGCTGCCTGCGGCGAGCACGCTGGCGTGCGTCTCGGGAATGGTTGGGCAGGTGTGCGCGGCCCAAGCGTCGCCCTGGCGGTGCACGGCGATGCCGTTGACGAATACGTCGGGGCTCGCGCCGGTGCTGGGGCGCGGCGGCCAGCAGCCGTGGCCGGTGCAGTTGTCGCCCTTGCGGGTTACGGCCGGCATCAGTTGAGGTCCACGCGGGCGCCGGTGATGGCGACGTTGCCAGCGGCGGCGATCTGGATATCGCCGCCGCTGTTGAGGGTGATGTTGCCGGCGGCGATCAGCTCGGCGCTGCCGGGCAGGGTGGCGCGCAGGTGGTGGGCAAGGCTGTCGTACTCGATCACGGCGCCGTCGCGGTAGGTGCGGCGGTGCAGACCTTCACGGTCGCCGTTGGCCGGGTGCTGGTCGCTGCTGAGGCCGGTGAGGGCGACGCCCTGGGCGAGGTTGCCGGAGGGGCTGAAGAGGATGACTTGCTCGCCGACTGTGGGCGGGTCCCACTCGCGGTCTTCGCCAGCGCGCAGGTTGAGCCAGGGGCGCCAGGCGGTGGTGATGTTGCCGGTTTTTACGCGCACGCGGGGCGGATCGACCTGGACGGCTTCGACGGTGCCGAAGCGGATCAGGTTTTCGATGAGGCGGGCGAGTTCGGCGAGGTTGTTCATGCCGGTGATGCTGCGGCTCACGCGCGCGGGGTGCACGCTGCGCCCCATGTAGCGGGGCGCGGTACAGGGCCGGTTTAGAAAACTAGTGTTGGAGTGGGGCGTCGCAGTAAAGGGGATGTCTTATCTGCGAGTAAATGCAGGCTCTTTTCGCGGCGGTGGATTTTTTAAAGCATGGGCAAAATATTCTCTGACGTAGCCGACCCCTGTCCCATTCGTATAGACAAAACCCTTGGGGCGCCAGCGAAGGAAACTGGGCCATATTGTTGGTTTGGGATGGTTTTGAGAGAAGTGTATTAAAAGCTCAGTGTTGCCCTGGGGGGCGTTCACTAGCTTATGCGCCGCCTCAGTGTCTATGGTTTTATATCTTGTAAAGCTTCCATGGACCTGATCAGGAGTGGCGTAATTTAAAGAGTAACGCTCTGCTGGGCGGAGCGATTTTATTTCCTTGATTTTAGATGCAAGCTCTTGGGCGTCGCCGGGAGACTTTATGTATATGTTTGCCATGCACGCCAAATACTGGTGCTGATTTAGTGCGTAGACGTCATGAGCGGACCTTGTCTTCACCCAGCCGTTTTTGCTTTCTATCGAATATACATCGGCGTCGTAAGCGAGAAAGAGTATAGATGGCGTCAGTGGGAGAAGGGCAATTGCTCCTGCGCTATGGAGACCAAAAGATGGTTTAGAGCGGCCTGAATTCAAAAGGCTCCAAAGGTTAGTAAAAATCGCTGGGTCGTCAGATGTTATGAAGGGCGCCTGGCTATTGTTTTTTACTAGGCAGGCTTTAAGGTCTGCAATCTCGTCCATGTGCTGTTTGAATGTTAGAAGCGCTGATTGCACTGCCTCTTTTATTTCGTATTTAAATGTTTCTTTTTGGTCTATGTCTGTGCCTATTCTTGCTGCCATCTCTACGAACTTTTTTGAGGCGGCCTCGGTTCTTAGGTGTTGGAATAGCCAAAAAATTTTTAATGTTGTTCGATCTTCCTTTGTAAGTTTGTAGCCTGGCTCCGTTATCTTTTTTAGTGTGCTCGCGTATGAGCCCTCTAAACCTTGAATTGCGCTTTCAAGTTTCTGATTATTCCCATAGAAATAGTCCCCGGAGCACTGGTTTTTTACTGGTGCATTTGGGATGACGCGCTCAAGGTCTAAGTTGAACAAGTTGATTGCCAGTCCTTGGCCATCAACTGTAAAAGGCTTGAGGTAACACCTAGGAACGAAGTGCTGATTCTTGTTTGTTGCCATCGGAGAATCCTTGTCACTTGGCTGGATGCTGCGCCATAGCATCCACTGCTCGACGAATGAACTGCTGCTCAGATTGGCTGAGGCGGCGAAGGCTTTGCAATAGGGCTTGTTCTTCTGGGGTAAGGATCAGGCAGGCTAGTGATTAACCAAGTGGTCGAGCAGGCCGTCGCGGATCAGCTCTAGGGTGGCGTGGTTGAAGCCGAGCAGCTCGCGCTTTGCGTACTGCACTTCGGCCTGGCCACGGCCAGGGCGGTCGCGTAGGCCGCGCTGGTGAATCTTGGCGATGCGGGCAATGCGACCAGTGAAGGCGATGCCGATGGAATCAGCGGTGCTCTGCAGGCGTAGGTGTTTGGCCTGGCGCAGGCGGGTGAACATCTGGCGCTTGATGCGGCCCTGCTTGCTGCGCAGCGCCTTGGCTTTGCGCGGTGCGTAGGGCGTGCCGTCCGGGTTGCGTTGGGTGGCGATGCGCTGCTGTTGGTTGCGGCGCAGGTCGCGGCCGATGCGGGTGGTGAGCTTGCGCCGCTCGGCGGGGCTGAGCTTGGCCAGCAGGGCGCCGGCCCAGTCTTCGAGGGCTGCGAGGTTGTCGGTCATAGCCCGAAATCCGGCTCGGGCGGGTGGGTGACTTCGAGGCTTTCGTCCGGCAGGCGCTTGACGATCACGCGCTCGGTGAGCGGAAGGGTGATGGACAGGTCGACCTTGTCATTGCCGAGGATGTCGGCCTCGAAGCCGATGGCGTCTTTGCCCTTTTCGATGTTGGTGAGCAGGTCGGGCTGGTTGCGGCGCAGCCAGGCCAGCAGGGGGATGGCGATGTTGTCGGGGTGGCCGGCGTAGTCGGTGATGATGATGTTGAGGGTGTAGAGCCATTCGAACGATAGCCCCGGCGCGGCCGTGGCGCGGATGTTGCCCTCGTCGATGAAGACGAGCAGCCGCTCGGGGTTCTGCGCGAGGGTTGTGTCTGCGGCGAGCAGGTGCTCGCGCAGGCTGTTGGGTTTGTTCACGGGTCAGCCCTCGGCTGCTGTTGCTGGTGTTCGTAAACCGCGTCGACCTGGGCGGCGCATTCGGCCCAGGCGGACAGCAGGTAGTCGCTGTCGTCGCTCAGGCCTTCGTTATTCTGCGGCGCCGCTGGCAGCAGGCTGCAGCGAGTTACGACGGGACAGCCAGTCACGGTAACCACTGGCTCCGGTAAGGGCTGGGCGCTCATGCAGCCGGCGAGCAGCATCAGGCAGAGGCTGCCGCCCCCAATCACTAAAACTCGGGTCATTGCGGCTTATCTCCTGTTTCTGGATCTGGCTGGCGGCGTGCTGTTGGCGCACGTCGGCCTGCGCCGTTTGCATGCCCTTCTGGGCGACGCGCCAGGCGGCCAGTTCGCCACCGAGGCGCACGATGCTGGCTGCCTGGCGGGCGCTGCGTTGCTTGAGTTGGTCAATGAGCTGGGCGTCGCGCTCGGCGCGTGCCGAGTGGGCCTGGCTCTGCTGGTAGGTGCCCCACAGCAGCAGGCCTAGGGCGCCGAGCAGGGCGGCGCCATAGAGGGCCTGGCGCAGGGTGGTCACGCGGCGACCTTCTGGCCACAGCCGCAGTCAGCGTGCCGCTGGTAGGCGCGTTCGAGCTTCACGTCGTACTGATTGCGGGCGTAGGCCGGGCCGTTGTAGCCCTCGGCGAAGGCCGCCCACTTCTTGGCCTTGAGGGCCTTGAGCAATGCCGGGTCTTTCTCGATGAAGCGGACGAAGGCCTCGAACTGCTGGTTTTCATCCTGGTGCATGAGGCGCACGAACTCGGCGACGCTGGCATAGTCGAGGCGCGTGGCGTGGTAGCCCATGATCTGGAACCCGCCCCAAGATGCCGACTCGTCGGCGCAGAGGGCGTCGAGCATGCGGGCCTGGGCGATGCGCTGGTGTTCGGCAGTGCCGCCGGCGTAACCGCCCGGCTTGCGGCTGACCAGGTTGGGATAGGTGAGGGCCAGTTGATCGGCATGGGCGACCAGGGCAGCCGCGTCGTCGCCTTTGTTGCGCACCAGGGACAGGCGCGCGTGCATGACGTGGCGCTCAAACAGGGCCTTGGGCTTGCCGTTGGCCAGGAAGCCAGCGCCGGCGCTTTCGACTTCGTTGACTGCGTAGACGGTGGCCAGTTCGACGCCCAGGCGCGCAGCAGCGGCCACGAGGGTGGCGTTGCTGAGCAGCTTGCTGCAGTCGCCACCGGCCAGGGCGCCGAGGGTCTTCTCGCCGGCGCGGCCGTCGACTACCAGGCCTTTCTTGAGCTGGTAGGCGCGGACGGCTTTCTCGGTTTCGTCGCCGAAGTCGCCGTCGACGAACAGGTCGGCACCGGCGGCGTTGAGGGCCTTTTGCAGGGCCAGGACTGCCTGGCCTTTGGAGCCGTGTTCCAGAGTGGTGGGCTTGTTCATAGGGTGTCTACCTTGCGGGTTGCGAGTCGGTTGAGGCCGGCGCGCACGCCGTCGGCGCCGATGAGGCCGACCATGCCGCCGAAGAAGGGGGCCACTTCAGGTGGCATGCCGAACAGCGGCAGGCCGTTGCTTAGCGCCAGGGTGATCAGGCCGCAGATAAAGCCCTCGCCAAGGGCGCGGCGAATGCTGCCGCCGTTGTAGATGAGGCGGGCGGCGGCAAGGGTGGCCGACAGCACGGCGGCGTATACCAGCGGGTGGTGATGCTCCAGCCAGGCGAGCACCATGGCCCAGGTTTCAGGACGATCAGGCATGTTTGGCATCCGGGTGGCCCTCGGCTAGCGAGTGGGCAAGCTGCACGAATGGCAGCCGGTTAATGCGGCGCACCACAGCGCCGAGCAGCATGGGGTTGAAGCACTGGCCGATGTCGGCGAAGCCAAGGGCCTCGCCGCAGAACTCGCTGCAGAACATGCGGCTTTCGCTGTGAATGCCGCGGGCCAGCAGCTGGCTGAGGAAGATGCCGGGCCAGTCGTAGCCGCTGCCTTCGTACTGGTCGAAAACCTGCTCGATGCGGCGGGCGTTGGCCCAGGGCACCGGGATCAGCTCCCAGTGTTCGGGCTTGTAGTCGATGCGCTTGGCACGCACGCCGCCGTCCATGGCCGAAGCGGACAGCCAGCGACCGTCCGGCATGACGATTTCGCAATGACTGAACTCGGAGCCCGTCCAGACGCGGATAGCGGCGTTGAACAGCTGGCCCTTGCCCTTGTACAGGGCGAGGGTGACGACGCCGGGTTTCAGTTCCATAGGTTCACCACTTGCGGTTGTTCGGCTTGCGGGGCGGCGTCTGGCAGGGTCACGGCGGTGCCGTGGGGGATGATCGGGCCGAGGTCGGCCAGGCCTGGGTTGGCGTCGAGGACAGCTTCGGTAACGCCGGCGGTGCGGCCGTAGTAGTCCCAGCAGATGCTGTCGACGGTGTCGCCCTGGGCGGCGATGACGATGGGCATCAGAGCAGCTCCACCGTGTTGTGGCTCTCGCCGAGGATGTTGCGCAGCGCCCAGCGGGCGTCGCGCCGGAGCTGGTCGGGGCTGGTTTCTTCCTCGGTGACTTTCTGCTCGCCGCTGTTGGTGGCGTCGTAGCTGCGGTAACGCTCGATCAGCTCGGCCAGGGCACGGCAATAGACGATGCGCCGGTAGAGGTGCATCAGCTGGCTTTCGTTCTTGATCTTCTCGGCCGGCACGTCGGCCAGGGTGGCGTGGCCTTCGGCCTGGCGGGCGGCGCGGTAGTCGGCCAGCTCGCGGTTGGCCTCGATCATGGCGTTGACGGTGGCGACTTCTAGGCGGTCGTCGGTGACGCTGGAGTCGATACGCATGGCGGCGCGCAGCTTCTGGCCGTCGATCTCGGGCCAGAAGTCGGCGTTGCTGATGGGATACGGGGCGTTAGGGGTGCCGCCCGCTACGAACGCGCTCATGCGGTGCCTCGGAATTAGTCGGCGGTGGTCGGGGCGTCACAGCTTGGTGAAGGAGTAACCAGCTGATCGGCCCCGAGCCGCCGGGTGCGTGGGACGCTCGGTTAGCCGTTGGTGTCGGCGTGTTTCTTGAGGAGGCGGTCGACGCGCTCCAGATCCTTTTTGGCGCCGCAGGCGCTGTACAGGCTGATGGCCTTGGTCAGGTATTCCTTGGCGTTGACGAGGTTGCCCAGGTCTTCGCCGCTGGCATCGTCCTTGACCTTGAGCGCGTACAGGCGACCGATAGCCAGCATGAGCTTGGCGCGGGCGGCGTCTGGCATGTCGTGGCTCGCGGTGAGCTCGTTGGCCTGCAGGGTGACTTCGAGGTCGAAGTCGCTGCCGGCCTTGAGGGCACGGAGGGCGGCCTCGGCGATCTCTTCGGCGACCACACAGCCGGTGGTGCGGTTGAAGCGCTCGGGCATTTTCAGATCGTGCTGGAGCACGTAGGCCGCAGCCTCCAGGCCGCCAGCGAAGTCGCCGGCATCGAAGCGCCAGAGCATGACGGTGACGAATACGTCGTCTTGCGCGCCCTTGCCGCCGGCGAGCACACCGGCAATGTAGTCGGCGTATTCGGGCAGCATCTCGGCCTTGAGCAGGGCTTTGTTCTGGTTGGACTGCACCTGTTTCAGGCGCAGTTGATCCTGTTGGAGCTTGGCGAGCATGAGCTCGTAGGTGGTGAGCCCGTCCATGAGCGCCGGTGGTGCGGTGCGTGCCGATTCCGCTTCGGCACGCTTGCGCAGCTGGGTGCGTTGGGCAAGGGATGCCATGGCTTAGACCTTCTCGATGTTCTCGACCAGGGCGATGGCGCCGAAGTCTTCGATGACATAGGCCTCGTTAGAGGACTGGTAGTCGGCGACCTGGTCGAAGTCCGGCTCGTCGCGGATGTGGCGACGGCGCTTGCCGCTCTGGACGTAGATCGACAGGTTGCTGAGCGGGGTGATGAGTACGCCGCCGTCGATGAAGAAGGGGGCGTCGTGCTCGATGGGCAGGCCGCCCAGGCGACCCTTGGTGACCACTTCGTCGGCTGCGTTTTCTTCGACGTTGGACTCGGCGCCTTTCTCGACTGCCTTGAGCTGCTTTTCGTGCAGCAGTTGCGGGTCAACGATGACGACCAGGTCTTTGCGTTTGCGGTGCCACGGGGCCAGCAACTGGATGGCATCGAAGACCAGGCCGTCGAGGGTTTTGTAGTCGTCGGTGCCTGTCGGGTTCGCGTCGCTCTTCACATTCTGGCCGATGCGTACCTTACCGGGCGTGGCGCCTTCGCTGATGACCTGGGCCGGCGCGCCTACGCGGATTTTCTGCAGCCAGCCGATGTTGACGTCTTCCAGCATCGGGTTGGCAGCGAGGTCGGTGTCATCCTGGGCGCTGGTGCCGTTGAAGCCGATCATGATGCGGTCCAGGCCCTGCTGTACGGCGATGGAGCCGGACAGCATGGTCTGGAACTCGGGGAACTTGGCCCAGGCGTCGAGCTTGGCGTAGGGGAAGGCGGTGTCGAAGTTGGTTTTCTTGCAGGCGTAGGTGTCTTTGCTCAGGGCGCTGACATCGCGCGGCTTGCGCTTTTTGCCGGTAGCCGCGTCAGTCTTGGTGCGGCTGGCAGTCGGGCCGTTGACGCCGAGCAGGATGGCTTCGCCTTCGGGCTCGTCGACCGGGATGATGTTGATCTTGGTCAGGAAGCTATTCGATTCCTGGATCGCTTTTTCCAGCTTCTGCGCCGGGGTCGGGGCGACGTTAAAGGTCACCGCGGCCGATTCGACCTCGTTGATTTTCGCCTGGTTGGCCATGTAGCCGTTGAAGGCGATGCGGGTGTGCTTCTGCATGGTGTTACTCCGAACTGGTGGCGTGGTAGCGGCTTGGGGTCAGAACTCGGCGACGACTTGGCCGTTGCCGCCGGGGTTGGCCGGCCGCTGGGGCTGATGGCTGTGGTCTTCGGTTTCGCTGAGGCGTTTGACCAGGTCGTTGAAGTCGGTGGTCAGCTTGCTGACGGATTCGACTAGGTCAGTGCGTGCGGCCACCTCGGCCGTGAAGGCATCGCCTTGTTCCTTGGCATGGTTGGCCAGCGCTTCCACTGCTTCGGTCAGTTCGGAGAATTGGGCGTCATCCTTGACCGACTTGTCCTTGACCTTGCCGAGGATGCCCATGACGCGACTGAACAAGCCGTCGGTCTTGCTGGGCTCCTCGGTGATCTCTTCAAATTCGAGTTCGACTTCTTCGCAGGCCGTGAAGAGGTCGTCCGCGTGCTGTTTGCGAGCCTTGAGCGGGTTGGCTTCTGGATGCTGGGCGGCGAAGTTCAGCACCTCGGTAGCAAGGCTGGCTGGGGTGTCGGTAACGCCCAGGCCCATGAAATAGGCTTTACCGGTGGAGGCGAACTTCTCGCGCACTTCGATGCTGGTGAAGATTTTCTGTTTGAGCTTGTTGACCATGGTGACCAGGTCGTCGGTGGGCTCAATCTGAGCGTACAGACCGCGAACGGTCTTGCCGTCGATCTGGACGTCTTCGGCTTTCAGGGCAAGCACGTCGCCATAGGCGCGGAAAGGGGAGTCCGGCAGAACGCCACGGATGTGCTCCATCCATACGCGAGCGCCGTACTTGGCGCGGTCGTAGGTGGCGGCCATCTCGTCGATCCATTGGCGCTCGATGCGGCGGCCGTCGGTGGTTGCGCCTTCGATGGCGACGCGGAACCACTTGGAGCGGAATTTCTTCATGGGGCTTGTCCTCAATGCTTTGGCGGGGGCCGTTGCGTTGAGGGCATGGTCGGCAGGCTGGGCAGAGGCGGCAACGCGCTGAGCCTGTAGCGGGGCGCGGTACAGGGCGCGGCGGTAGGGGCTCGCGCGCGCGAACGGCAGCATCGGCGCCATGAATGCCATCGTCGATTTGCCCACCGATCACCGCCGCCACGCCAAGCACTTGTACTGGCAGGGCTATCGCGTGTGCGAAATCGCCGAGTTGATCGGCGAGAAAGAAAAGACCCTGCACAGCTGGAAGGCCCGCGACGAGTGGGACCGCGCCACGCCGCTGGAGCGTATCCAGGCCGCGACCGAGGCGCGGCTTGTTCAGCTGATTCTGAAAGACCCTAAGTCGGGCGCCGATTACAAAGAGATTGACCTGTTGCACCGCCAGCTGGAGCGGCAGGCGCGGATTGCGCGCTTCCAGGACGGCGGCACCGAGGCCGAGCTAAACCCGGAGCTGGACAAGCGCAACGCCGGGCCGAAGCGTAAGCCCAAGCGCAACGACATTACCGAGGAACAGACCGAGAAGCTGGTCGAAGCCTTCCTCGAAGGGTGCTTCGACTACCAACTCGACTGGCACCGGGCGGGCAACCAGCGCACGCGCGTCATCCTGAAAAGCCGGCAGATCGGGGCCACGTTCTACTTCGCACGCGAGGCGCTGATCGATGCGCTGACCACCGGGCGCAACCAGATTTTCCTGTCTGCGTCGAAGGCGCAGGCGCATATCTTCAAGGCGTATATCCAGGCCTTCGCGCGGGAGGTGATCGGGGTGGACCTGGCCGGCGACCCGATCATCTTGCCGAACGGCGCCGAGCTGCACTTCCTGGGTACCAATGCACGCACCGCCCAGGGCTATCACGGCAACTTCTACTTCGACGAGTTCTTCTGGACCTACAAATTCCAGGAGCTGAACAAGGTCGCCAGCGGCATGGCGATGCAGAAGCGCTACCGCCGGACGTACTTCTCGACGCCGAGCAGCATGGCGCATGAGGCGTACGCCTTCTGGACGGGCGAGCGGTTCAATAAGGGCAAGCCGTCGGCCGAGCATATCAACCTGGATGTAAGCCACGCCGAGCTGCAGCAGGGCCGGCTGTGCGAGGACTCGATCTGGCGCCAGATCGTGACGATTCTGGACGCGGCCGACCGGGGCTGCGACCTGTTCGATATCGACGAGCTGCGGCGCGAGTACGACGCGGCGGCGTTCCAGAATCTGTTGATGTGCCAGTTCGTCGACGACGGGGCATCGATCTTCCCGCTGAGCATGCTGCAGAGCGGCATGGTGGATAGCTGGGTTGACTGGGATGACTTCAAACCGCTGGAAATGCGCCCGTTTGGCTCCCGCCAAGTCTGGGTTGGCTATGACCCTGCGGAGAGCGGCGACTCGGCCGGACTGGTGGTGGTGGCGCCGCCGGCGGTACCGGGCGGGAAGTTCCGCATTCTGGAGCGCCACCAGTTCAAGGGCATGGACTTCGACAGCCAGGCCAGGACGATTCAGAAGGTCACCCAGCGCTATTGGGTGACCTATATCGGCATCGACACCACAGGCATCGGCAGCGCCGTGGCGCAGCTGGTGCGCCAGTTCTTCCCAGGCCTGACGACGTTCAGCTACAGCCCCGAGGTGAAAACGCGTCTGGTGATGAAGGCGTGGCATGTAATCAGCCAGGGCCGACTCGAATTCGACGCGGGCTGGACGGATATGGCGCAGTCGCTGATGGCGATTCGCAAGACGGTCACCCCGGGCGGGCGGCAGTTCACCTACACCGCCGGCCGCAACGACAACACAGGCCACGCCGACCTGGCGTGGGCGCTGTTCCACGCTTTGCACAACGAGCCCCTGGAGGGCCAGACGGCCGCCAATACGGGCGTTATGGAGTTCTATTGATGAGCAACGAGACTATCACTGAGCAGCCGGCCGCCAGCGTGCCCGGTGGCATGGCCTTTACCTTCGGTGAGCCTACGGCGGTGCTCGATGGGCGTGACTTCCTGGATTACCTGGAGTGCTACGCCAACGGGCGCTGGTACGAGCCGCCCGTCTCGCTGGATAACCTGGCGAAGGCGTCGAAGGCCGGGGTCTATCTGCCGTCTGCCCTGGTGTTCAAGCGCAATGCGTTGTCGCGCACCTTCATTCCGCACAAGCTGTTGAGCCGGGCTGCTTTCGAGCAGATCGTCACGGACTGGGGGTGGTCGGGCAATCTGTATCTCGAGAAGCGCAACAATATGCTGCGGCAGGCCCTGGGGCTGTTGCCGTGCCTGGCCAAGTACATGCGGCGCGGGGTAGATCTCGATACGTATTACCAGGTGCGCGGCTGGAAAGACGAGCACGAGTTCAAGCGCGGCAGCGTTTGCCATCTGCGTGAGGCCGATATCAACCAGGAGATTTACGGCTTGCCTGAGTGGCTGCCAGGCCTGCAGAGCGCGCTGTTGAATGAGGCGGCCACGCTGTTCCGGCGCAAGTACTTCGCCAACGGCAGTCATGCCGGCTTCATCCTGTACATGACCGACGCGGCCTTCGACGAGAATTACGTCAAGGACCTGCGCAAGGCTATGCGCGACAGCAAGGGGCCGGGCAACTTCCGTAACCTGTTCATGTACGCGCCGAACGGCAAGAAGGACGGCATCCAACTGATCCCCATCAGTGAGGTGGCGGCCAAGGATGACTTTGGCGCTATCAAGAACATCAGCCGCGATGATCAGCTCGCCATGCTGCGCATTCCGCCGCAGCTGATGGGCGTGGTACCTCAGAACGCCGGCGGCTTCGGCTCGATCCGTGAGGCCGCGCAGGTGTGGGCTGTCAACGAGCTGGAGCCGGTGCAAGCCCGGCTCATGCAGATCAACGATTGGCTGGGGGAGGAAGTGGTGAGTTTCAGTCCCTACGATGTCCAGTAG